AGGTATATATCTCAAAAAAGACTGGCTATTATGTGCTTTTAGAGTGATATATACAGTACCGAAAGGCCACCGAGCCTCGGCACGAAAGGATGAAAACACATGAAAAACCAGAACTTCGGAATCGAGATTGAGCTTACGGGCATCACCCGCCAAAAGGCTGCCGAGACCATCGCCGCCTACTTCGGAACGACCTCCACCTACGCAGGACTTGGGTACAGCGCCTACACCGCAACCGACCGCAAGGGCAGAACCTGGAAGGCCATGAGCGACGCAAGCATCAACGCCCAGCGCAAGGAAAACGGCCGCACGGTTTCGGCGGGAAGCGACTACAAATGCGAAGTGGTCAGTCCCATCCTTCAGTACGCGGACATCGACGACTTGCAGGAAATCGTCCGCCAGCTTCGGCACAACGGGGCGTTCGCCAACTCCTCCACGGGCATTCACATTCACGTCGGAGCGGAGCGGTTCACCCCGCAGACCCTTCGGAACATCGTGAACATCATCGCAAGCAAGGAGGACATCCTTTACCGCGCCCTGCAAATCACCCCCTCGCGGATGAGCTACTGCAAAAAGACCAACGAACAGCTCCTCGAAACCATCAACCGCAGAAAGCCCAAGACGATGGCGGAGCTTGCGGACATTTGGTACGCAGAAGACCCCTACGGCAGAGACCAGCATTACAACCACACCCGCTACCACGGCTTGAACCTCCACGCCACCTTCACCAAAGGCACGGTCGAGTTCAGACTTTTCAACGGCACGACCCACGCAGGGGAGATTAAAGCCTACATACAGTTTTGCCTCGCGGTCACACACCAGGCTTTGACGCAGAGCAAGGCAAGCTGCAGACGGACGGTCACCGACAACGAGAAGTACGCATTCCGCTGCTGGATGCTCCGCCTGGGACTTATCGGCGACGAGTTCAAAACCTGCCGCCTCCACTTCCTCAAGCACCTCGAAGGCAACAGCGCATGGCGTAACGCCGCTTGAAGGACATAGCCACAGGCCCCCTCCCGACCGCTACGGCGGTCTTGAGGTGGTAGAAGGGTCTTCACCCTTCGGAAAGGATGACGAGATATGAAGAAATCGCTGTACATAGCCTACGGCAGTAACATGGATACCGACCAGATGGAGTATCGCTGCCCGACGGCTGAACTGCTCGGCGTATCCGAAATGGACGGCTGGCAGTTACTGTTCAAAGGCTCGCAGACAGGAGCCTACGCCACGGTCGAAAAAGCTGAAGGGAGCAAGGTTCCCGTCCTCGTGTGGCAAATCGGGCCGGTGGATGAAATGCGGCTCGACCGCTACGAGGGGTTCCCGCATTTCTACTACAAGAAGACGGTCACGGTCCAGCTCAATGGCAAGCCCGTTAAAGCTATGGTTTATATCATGCACGAAAACCGACCCTGCGGCGCTCCGAGCTATCAGTATTACAAGGTGCTTGAGGACGCATATCTGAAGTTCGGATTTGACATGGACATCCTCGAAAAAGCTCTGGAGGACACCATTGTTCGAGAGGAAGGTGACGGCGATGAAGAAACCGACGCTGAATGAGATGTTTGAATACACCCGCCATCAGACGATTGAGCGGCTCCGCAAACGTCTCCCGCCAGGCACGAGGATTGCTCTTATTCAAATGGACGACCCGCAAGCCCCTCCGCTCGGCACGAAAGGCACGGTGCGCGGCGTGGACGACCTGGCGAACATCCTCGTTGATTGGGACAACGGCGGCAGCCTTAACCTGGTCTACGGGGTAGACCGCTACACGAAGCTCATAGGAGGAGAAGACGATGGCAAAATGTGAAATCTGCGGCCGTGAGATGCTTTCCGCAAAGGGCTGCAACATTCCAAAAGTACACATCAGCGGCAAGGTCTACGACCGTATCCGCTGTGGCGACCCACGGGATTTCTGCTCCGACCTCGGCCCTGGCGAACGCTGTGGCGACTGCGGAGCGATGGTCGGCGGCATCCACCATTGGGGCTGCGACTGTGAACGCTGCCCGGTGTGCGGCGGTCAGATGATAGGCTGCGACTGCGACGACGTTTACATCGAAGCGCCCGAACCGAAAGCATAATAAGCACAGGCTCTGAGGCAGATATTTGTGCAGTTAATTTGCAGAAATGACTGGCTATTATGTGCTTTTAGAGCGAATATGTACCTACCGAAAGGGAAAACAAACGAGGAGGTACACACCATGAAGAACCCGAAAACCATGACCTACAAGGAGCTTGAGACCGAGGTAATCAAAAACCGCTGCGAGCTTCGCACCGCCGCCCTGGAAAGAAAAAGAGAGCTTATCAACCGCAACCACGACCTCATGGTCGAGATGGACAGCCGCTGGAACGGCAAGAAGAACTAAGGAGGATGCGGCAATGACAGAGAAGCAGCTTCAGCAAGCCAAGAGCCAGCTCCCGCAAGGCGAGCGGTTCGACCGGGCCTACAGCGCCTACGAGGGCGGGATTCGCCTGATTTCAAAAAAGAAAGACGGTACGGAAACACGCTACAAGGTTCACTTCCATGCCAACGGCGACGTCAGCATCGAGAGATTTTAGTACAGAGCAATAATTGAGAACAGCCCTTGAAGGGGCTGTATCTCGTACACATACATTTTGACAAGGCTGCTTCGGCGGTCTTTTTTGTTGCCCATTTCACCGAGAGGAGGTGTGCCCAATGGCACAGAGAGGCAGAAAACCAAAGCCCACGGCTTTGAAGGAGCTTGAGGGCAACCCCGGCCGCCGTCCGCTGAACGGTGCAGAACCAAAGCCGGAACGCAAAGCTCCGCGCTGCCCGTCCTGGCTTGAGGAAGAAGCAAAAAAGGAATGGCGGCGCATGGGCAGGATTCTTGAACAGATGGGTCTGCTCACCGAAATGGATATGGCCGCTTTTGCCGGGTACTGCCAGGCATACGCCCGATGGAAGGAAGCCGAGGAATTCATCACGCAGCACGGCGCGATGGTGCGGACGCCCAACGGTTATCTTCAGCAGGTCCCGCAGGTTTCCATCGCGCAAACAAATATGAAAATCATGCTCCGCTTCTGTGAGCAGTTCGGACTCACGCCTTCGGCTCGCAGCCGTATCATCGCAGGAGAGGGCGCGGTCGACCCCGCCGACGAGATGGAGCGTCTGCTTGGGGGTGAGGAGTAATGCCCTATAAGTACGCTCCCTCGCCGTTCATGCTCACGGATTCACATTACGACAAGTCAAAAGCAGACCACGCGGTGCGTTTCATCCAGAACCTTTGCCATACCAAGGGCAAGTGGGCAGGAACAAAGTTCATTCTCCTGCCCTGGCAGGAACAGATCGTCCGCGACGTCTTCGGAATAGTGAAAGAAAACGGCAAGCGCCAGTTCCTGTCCGCCTATGTGGAAATACCAAAGAAAAACGGCAAGTCCGAACTCGCCGCGGCCATCGCTCTCTACCTGCTTTACGGCGACCGCGAGCCGTCCGCGGAAGTCTACGGCGCCGCCTGCGACCGCAACCAGGCGTCGATCGTATTCAACGTGGCGGCCGACATGGTGCGCATGTGCCCCGCATTGTCCAAGAGATCAAAAATTGCCGGCGCCACAAAGCGGATCGTGAACTACAGCGGGAACGGATACTATCAGGTGCTGTCCGCGGAGACAGGTACAAAGCATGGCTTGAACGTGTCCGGGCTTGTGTTCGACGAGATCCACGCCCAGCCGAACCGTAAGCTTTACGACGTCCTGACCAAAGGCTCCGGCGACGCGCGCGAGCAGCCGCTGTTCTTTATCATCACCACGGCTGGCACCGACAAGAACAGCATCTGTTATGAGCTGCATGCCAAGGCGCTCGACGTGAAGGCTGGACGAAAATCAGACCCTTCATTTTATCCTGTCGTTTACGGCCTCACGGAAGAGGACGACTGGACGGATGAGGACAACTGGTACCGCGCGAACCCCTCTCTCGGACACACTATCACCATCGACCGTGTGCGTGAAGCGTACAAGAACGCGATCGACAATCCAGCGGAGGAAAACGTGTTCAAGCAGCTCCGCTTGAACATCTGGACTTCTGCTACGGTCTGCTGGATACCGGAACACATATATGATCGGGGCAGCCTGCCCGTCGACATGGACGAGCTGTACGGGCGCGAATGCTATGCCGGGCTTGACCTTTCAAGCACCTCGGATATTACGGCGTTCGTCCTTGTATTCCCGCCGCGCAGCGACGCGGAGAAATACGTGGTGCTTCCATATTTCTGGCTGCCGGAGGATACCCTTGACCTCCGCTGCCGCCGCGACCATGTGCTCTACGACGTCTGGGAGCGGCAGGGGTATATCAAAACCACGGAGGGCAACGTAGTCCATTACGGCTTCATTGAGAAGTTTATCGAAGAGCTCGGGGAGAAGTTCAATATAAAGGAAATCGCCTTTGACCGCTGGAACGCCACGCAGATGGTCCAAAACCTTGAAGATATGGGCTTTACCGTCGTGCCGTTCGGCCAAGGCTATAAGGATATGTCGCCGCCCTCCAAGGAACTGTATAAGCTGCTTATGGGGGGCCAAATCGTCCACGGAGGCAACCCTGTGCTCAAGTGGATGGCGCAGAACGTGGTCATGCGTCAGGACCCGGCCGGCAACATCAAGCCGGACAAGGAAAGATCCACGGAGAAGATCGATGGAATCGTGGCCTTGATCATGGGCCTCGACAGGGCCATACGCAACGAAAGCTCCGAGTCTGTCTACGACAGCCGGGGTCTTTTATTTCTTTGAGTTGAGGGAGGGAAACGCTTATGAGCATTTTTTCAGGGCTTTTCAAGTCGCGCGACAAGCCTCAAAACCGCACGGCAGGCGGCGGCTACGCTTTCTATCTCGGCGGAACCACATCCGGCAAGGCGGTGACGGAGCGCTCCGCCATGCAGATGACTGCTGTCTACTGCTGCGTCCGCATTCTGGCGGAGGCCATCGCCGGTCTGCCGATCCACATTTACCGCTACAAGGACGATGGCGGCAAGGAGAAGGCGCTCGACCACCCCCTGTATCTGCTGCTGCATGACGAGCCGAACCCGGAGATGAGTTCATTCGTGTTCCGGGAAACGCTCATGACGCACCTGCTTCTGTGGGGCAACGCCTACGCGCAGATCATACGCAACGGCAAGGGCGAGATCGTGGCGCTTTATCCGCTGATGCCTAACAAGATGACGGTCGACCGGGATACGGACGGCCGTCTCTATTATTCCTATCAGCACACGACCGACGAGGCGAACACCATGAAAACGAGCACGGTCGTGCTGAAGCCTTCCGACGTGCTGCACATCCCCGGCCTCGGGTTTGACGGGCTGGTAGGCTACAGTCCCATCGCCATGGCCAAGAACGCCATCGGCATGGCGATCGCCTGCGAGGAATACGGCGCGAAGTTCTTCGCCAACGGCGCGGCTCCGGGCGGCGTGCTGGAACATCCCGGCACCATCAAAGACCCGGCAAAGGTGCGGGAAGCCTGGCAGTCCCAGTTCGGCGGGAGCGGCAACGCGAACAAGATCGCCGTGCTTGAGGAAGGCATGAAGTACACGCCCATCGGGATCTCTCCCGAGCAGGCGCAATTTCTGGAAACGCGAAAGTTCCAGATCGATGAGATAGCTCGAATTTTCCGGGTGCCGCCCCATATGGTCGGCGACCTTG